GATCTCACAGGCCAGTCCTACCTCTTCCTCCAGTTCTCTCAGGGCCCCTGATTCAATTGAACTGTCTTCATCGTCGATATGACCCCCTGGTAGTGTCCATTGGCCAACTCGTTCATCAATGTCTGACCGTCTAATAATCAAAAATTGCTGTTCATCATTGAGACAAACAACAACCCCGACGGTCTTTAGCTCACCTTCAGTGAGAAAATCATTCCAAGAGTACTTCATTTACAAGCTTTGGGTCTTTTTCCAGGGTATTCATTACAAAATGCACTAATAGCTTTGTCTATTTTAAGACGATTAATTGGTGCCACCCATATCATGTTCTCTTGAACTTGGATATCGGGGTAATATTCGACATCAACACCGTATAATACCCCAATTTGGCGGCCATTTGTATCATAAATCACAGAACCAGAGCACCCAAACCATCCATAAGTTTGAAGAAGAATCTCCTTTCCACCAGGCACCTCTTGTTTGTTCTCATGACCGGCTACGCGCCCCACGAAGGACATTAATTTATGGTGAGAAGGATATCCAGAATAGAAGATTTCTGTTCCAACGCTTGCTGTTTCCTTAATCGGGGCAAATTTCATAGGTTTGATTGTTTTGAAATGATTACCAACATACAATACGGCGATATCATTCAACTCATCAGAATATATCAAATGTGCAAGGTGAGATTCTTCTTTGTGGCTTACCAAATAAGACGTTCCGAGAGCCCCATTAGCCACATGTTGGGCTGTTATAACGATATGAATGTCTTTGTAACGAATATAAGAGCCAGATCCGTGACCGCCACTCCATGGTACGGTAACACGTACGGCTGCTTGTCTAATAGACTTCTCCATTGAGCTGTGGCCTATTTCTACATGCTCGACTGGTAATTTGGGCTTATAGTCCGCGCCATGAGCCACGCCGCCAACCATAACGGCCAATAACATAATAAATTTAAGCACCTGAATCCCCTCCTGAATCGCTCGCTTCTAAATAGCGATAACCAACCTCTACAAGCACGCCCGGGCCAGGAATAGTTGAAAAATATACCGTATTATCGCTAGCGGAATATGTCCAAGCGCTGTCCAGAGCCCCATCCAGAAATACACGTATAGAATCTTCGATGGGCTCATGAGTAAGAGCAATCGATTCCTGTGGCGTAACGCTCACTGCGGCATCAGTAACGCCGGCGGACCAATCTTCCTCGCATATATCGACAACAACACCACCAAAATGATTGGTAGCATCCATATAGCGCTGACCAACGTCTCTCGACATCACGGTCCAAGTGCAAACAGATTCATCGGGCCACGCGTGATTAACAATACTAGAAAGAAACACGGAACCCATCCGGAGTCCGCCATACCAGCTTGTAAAGTCGCTCACACCTGTAAAGGTGCGGCTTTGCTCTTCTTCATCCGAGACAAACACCACCAGTAATGCAGCATCCGGGCGCATCCACGTAGCAGCATAGGGGTTCGAAGTGATATAGTCGTATACCGCGTCAAACCCTTCTTCCATACCCCCCCGCGCCATGGCAGCATACATCGCGTTTGCATCCAATAAATCATCCCCAGGAACGAGCGGAAATTGCGCCTCAGTAACGGCACGTGCGGGGTCGCTTGATATCATCACCAAGCGCCAGTTCGTAACAGGAAGAGCAAGAAGCATAGCTTCGATTCCAGCCATCAATTGTGGGTCATAGCGATACATCGAGCCCGAAGTGTCGATGACCCAGATGATGTCCACCCCATCAAAGGTGTTTGCTTGTCGAAAAGAATCGACCCACACTTCACCCGGGTCACCTTCTACTTCAACTTCTGTCTCGATATAAACTTCAACTTCTACCGGTACCTCAACTTCAACCTCGACTTCCACCTCGACTTCGACAACTTCCGTTTCGGTAATGGTCTCGGTTTCCGTGATGTATACATATTCCTTTTCTCCCGGCTTATAGATTCCATAGTCCGTATAGCAGGAGAGCACAAGGCCCATTAAAAAGATGCTTGTTTTGTAGAACATTCTATAATAATTACTCCGGTTTTGACTTTGGATCCCTTAATAACACAAAACTTAACAAAAGCATATTGGCCAAAGACAACATTTGCAGGTCAAAATCATTGTTAATGTGCCCAAATATATTGAGCCCGATGTTAATAAAGAAAGCTACTATGCAAAGCGCGTTGAAAATGCGTCCAGCGCTAGCAAAAAAGCTTTTCACATATTAACTATGTTGTCGACGAAACTATTTCCAAATTGTAGGCATAATATTGGCGCTCTTCGGCGTGGGAAAAAGAAAAAACCATTACAACAGGAAACATAGCCACCTGATCATTGTAGGGCCCATTGGAGGTTACAACACCATAAATTCCATTAGGGGTAGTTTCAGTAGAGGGGGATATCTTTACCAAATCCCCTCTTTTAATTTTCCATTCGATATGAACCATCTTAAGCCGAAAATTTTTCCTAAATTTTTTTCACTTTATAGCCAGGATATATACTATAACACACAAACACGTCTAACGCAACAAGGTTTTTCAGACCAAACTCGCTATAATCCTCACATCCCGCTTTACACCAATAAGTCCGCCAAACTCTCACATTCGAAGGCGGTTGGTTATCATACTCGCGATGACTATCGAAACATTCAAGCAAAATTCCTACGTCACCCAGAGTGTCGTCATACAACAAATCACCCACATGAAAGACTATATCATTCGCAGACACATACTATATAGCGCCGGCACGACTATCACACTTTAACGCGGTCAATGATATAGGGGTGATGCAAGGACATGTCACGATAAAGCTTCTTAAGCACTTTCTTGGTAATCTCACCGATTTCTTCTTTCGATGCTTTACTTCGAAGCGCCTTGGACAGCTCATCTTCGAGAATCTTCTTTACCTCCGATTTAAGAACTTTATCCAACTCCTTAGATATGAGGGTCTTAATCTCTTTCTTGTCCGTCTTTGTTAATTCTTCGTTTATCGGAGAATAGCCTGGTGGATATGCTAACAACATGCTCATATACATAAATAGCATGTACCGCGCGATTAAGGCCGCCTATTTTCGCACATAAGCCAAACGTAAGTGCGCGCCAACAACTTCAGAAATACGATTCGTTCGAAGCCAATGTACGCGGTACAGCATATCTTCAAACTGACCATGCGTAACAGCTCCCAACACAACTCCCAATTGTGCTCTATCGCGCGCAAACTGATCAGCGTATACGTAGTCTGGAGTATATAGATAGCCTGTGAACATGACCAAATCGCCTGTGACGAATATATCTTCCTCTAACGCACCAAAACCAAAGTCACGCATGCAGTAACTATATCTTAACTGCTAATCGACTCCCTCGCGCGCGCGATTCTTTTTTGTACCGTATTCTTAATCTGGCCAATGCTCCCCATACTTCTGCAATCTGTTAATTGTATGCATCCATTCTCGGGACATTGTTCCGTATGCTCTCTTAATCCACCATATTCTGGCCATATTCATTTTTGGATACTCGACCTTCTTGGGATCGTCGTATAGCTCAAGTATGACCGCCACACCGCCATGGCACGTGCACGTCACTAAGTCACCAACCTTGAAATCGTGCTTCTCTGGTACTTCGAAGAATCGTTTCATACGCTTGACTGTCGACACGATGCGACGTTCAATGCGATGGCGAATTCGTCGAACTATGCCCACATTGTAAGTATGCGACGGATTGTATGTTCTGTGATTTTTTTTCTGGTGGTATTTTTTGAAGGTCGAATATTTCAAATTTTTAGGCGCAGATCGCAAACGGGTATAGCACCACCCACCACCACTAAACAGTTACGGAGACATACATTCCGGGGTAGGGGGGAGGGGGGTACCACTAGTACCACCACAGCAATCAACTGTTCTTGTTAACAGGTCTACGTGTGAATACGTGAGCATATATAAACAATATAACAGGAGCATAAGCTAACACTGTACATGCTTTACCTCCTATACTATATGCTATCTGTTTAAGTGAACAGTTTTTCTTTTTTGACCTCGCACACATTCTGTTTAGGCCATGGCTGTTTCTTCTTCTTCATACTGATCTGTATCGTTCATCAGATGAAGGGAATAAATTGTTTCGTAGTTCGCGCGCATCCAGACAGCACCGTCCTTGGTCACACTTACACGTGGGCCATCATTGTCTGCCTGACCATACTCTAGCAACCCGTGGAGGATAAGCATCTCAACTGCTGCATGGCCTTGGACCATATCCAATCTATTCTTTAGTGATAGCTCTCGGACACTCCAGTCGGTCAACGTCGGCAGCCATCCCTCGATGAAGTGGAGGATGTCAAGCTCTTGCTTGTTGAACTTGCCGGTGAGTTCGGGGGTTTCGATGGTATGAATGGTTTCCATTTTTAGTTCCTTTAAGGAAGAGGTTAATTAAGTAGTTGATATTGTTGCGCTTTTACAAACGCATAAAAAGCAGAATCACGTACATGATCAACACAGAACCAGCAATATCTTCGAACGTCGGCATCATTTCTCTATCCATACACATAATATATCACGTCTACCCTCGCATGTCAAGCGCATTTCGTCAAGGAAACGTCAAGGAATCGTGGACAATGCGGACATATTGTGACTTGACTCGCGAAAGTGCTTGACGGTGCGTGGTGTGTGTATATACTATATACATAAGCACATACCAACACACACAACCACGACACTATCAAACAAAAGAACACCGTCAGACAATCACTGTCCAACAATATACCACCTAAAGACACTCATAATACTTTCTCATACAATCCTTCTACTACTACCTTTGCTATAACTCTGGTGTCTTTTAGTGAAAGATTATAAACTGTGTAGTTATCAGTGTCCTCGCCAATAACCATACACAGGGCTCGTGCTTTAGGTGATATTTCTTTTCTCTTTATTAGCTCTCCGGGTCGAAACACTTGCTATCGATCCTTGCAAGCTGTCGCTTCATGATCGCCATATCGCGGAAAACAGTATAGCCAATGTACATCATAGCTACCACTCCTGTAAAATATGATACACTCCATAATAGATCCATAACCTTCTCACCTCCTTTGTTTAGTTTGTAAGGTTAAACTCTTTTTCTGCTTGCTCACTCATTTGAGCAATATCCGCAAGAGTCAACGGATTTTCTTTTCTTCTTTTGTTCTGCTCGCGCATCAACTTTCTAAACCGTTTGGCTTTGTGTTTGCATACATGCACGTTCTCAGTTCCCAGGGCACGGAAACGGCGAGCACCTTCATGGGCGGCCTTCTCATCGCTGGGCTTTGTCAGGATTGTTTCGGTGCCTACAAGTTTGCCGTCAACAATCGATAGGTCTGTTCTGGTGATATAATATTTAGCCATCTTCTAAATGCCCTCACCGGCAGCAAGCGCAGCAAGATCGGCCTTTTCTTCGTCGCTCAAATGCTCCTTGGCTTTGTTGCGGAGGCTGGCCGCACTCATCTTGGTCGGGTTCTTATGCTCGCCGTTGCAGCCATCGGCAAATGACTGTGCACCTTCGCGCGTCGGGTAGTCGATGATGGCCTGCTTGCCCTGAGTGGTGGAGTTGCGAAACACTCGCCACATGCGCGGACCAACTTGCTCAACGGTCCAGCCGGTGAGTTGCTTGCGCGTGGGTGGCTTGGGTGCGGGCTTGTAGGGCTTCTTCCGGCTTGATACTACCTCGATGTTGTTGATCATCGGGTCGGGCGTGAAGGTCATTGCGTCGGTCATAGTGAATCTCCTTACTTGGTATACACATTATACAACAAAAATGGGGGGAAGTCAACAACTAAGTTGTCAAGAGAATGTCAGGACATCAATAGTTGATAGGCCAAGCGTTGCCGGTACAGCCATAGCTGCGCGGCGCGTTGTCGTCGTTGCAGGGCGGGTGGCCCCAGTTATCAGCTTGCCAATCGCTGATCTGACCATCGCTGTGGAGCGAGTCAACCCAGTTACACCATTCCTCGCGGCGTGCCGGCATGTCAGGGATACCATCCTGCTCAAACTGCTCTTGAACCATCGGAAGGATGCAGTCAGTAAACTGCTCACATGCTTGGTCGAAGGTCATAACGTGGTCGAGGTTTGAAGCCATAGAATAATCTCCTTTCTTTCTATACATATAATATAACCCCCTCACGTCTTTTTGCAAGGGCTTTCCTGTCAAGGAAGCGTCAAGAACGATGGGCACACTTACCGGCTCGGTTGTCGGGTCGAACACTGAACCAGAGCCGGGTGTTGCAAGTAGCGAAAGTAGAGTTAGAACCTGCATTATTCTCCAGGGGGAATGAGATTTTCTTCAATCTCGTCAAGAGGAAGCCAGCCAAACCAACCATCAGGTGATTCAACGCTGACGCATGCGCGGCCATCCATCGCGTTCACACTCATAGACCACTGGCGCACCTTGAAGACTGGGCCGTGCTCGCGGATGCGGTTCTTTGTGCGCTGGCTTGCGCTCGGCAGGGCTGTGAGGGTGATCGGCATTTACCAGTCCACCGGGTCGTTGGCCGGCTTTGCCCACAGATCGTGCTTTTGAACCTCGGAGCGGCTAGCGGCCTTTAGCATCTCGCGGGCTTGGGTGCCGGCGTTAAACATCTGATCTTCCGCAAGCTCAGTGGGATCAATCTCGCTCCAGCGGCCGGCTTGCTCCAGCAAGTCAATGCGAAGCTCGGG